GTTTTTGAGAAAGCACGATTGCTCATGAATGTGACAGTTAAGTCTGTTCCAGAAAGACTAGTGGCAATAATACGACCCGTGATCATATCGGCAATCGCCTGATTGGCAGAATAAGAAGGAGGAGGCGTCGTCGCCGCAGTCGTCTGCGTCGTGCCGTCGCTGAACATGATGCCGTTCGAATCGACCTTGAGCGCGGCGGTCGTATCCGGGGCGACGCCGATGCCGACCTTGCCGTACGCATCGACGACGAAGCGGGTCGAGTCAGGGGTCGTGCTGTCCTCAACCTCGATGGCGTTCCCAGTTCCCTTTTGCGTGACGCGCAGGGCCGCAGAGGTCGCCGAAGTGACGTCGATGATTTGCACAGACGAGAAAGTATTCGTCAGGTTCGACGTCGCACAGTAAAGGTTAGCGCCGCCGACCTTGTAGGTGAGTTTCGGGGACGTCGCTCCAGAGATCCAAACATCGCCAGAGGCCGCCGAAGTAGCGGTCGTGCTAAGGGCCGTGCCGCCGAGGTTCAGAGAAGGAGTGTTTACGCCGAGGTCTGGGAGGTTGACCTTGCCCGTGAACGTAGCCCCGGAGAGGTTCGCCTTGCCGGCGGCCGAAGCGATCGTGAAGTAAGTCGAGGCCGCGGTCGTGACTTCGAGCTTCGCATTCAGCGCCGTCGCAAGGTCGGTCTGGTCGCCAAGCGTGCCGGTGATGCCGCCCCAGGTAACGGCAGTCGCAGGGACAACGCCGCCCACGTTGACCGTCCAAGAGGCGTACGTTCCCGACCCGGTGTGGTGATTGATGTCCACGGTCAGGACGCCAGTGCCAGAGTTGTACGTCAGCACCTCGCCGTGCATATGGTTCGACGCGTCGTAAGAGATCGTGACGCTTTGGGTCGGCGTGTAAGAGAGGCCGGTGCCAATCGTGAAGGTCTTGTTGCCGTTGCCGATCGTGTTGCTCGTCGTCGAGGTCGTCAGGTAGCGGTCGCCCGGGATGAGGGTCTGGAATGAGGCGTCGAAGTTCGAGCCCGAGTTCTTCGTCAGGACTTGGCCGACCGTTCCGCCAGTGGGCAAGCCGGAGCCGGCGACGAAGGCGGTCGTCTGGACGGACGTATCGGGGAACGTGATGCCCTGGGACGGCTGGATTGTGAACTGTCCCGAGCCCTGCTGGTTGATGGTCAGGGAGGTGGCGCCGAGGTTGGCCACGCTGGTCCCAGCGCCGGGGATGTTGACGCCTGAAAATGTCGGGGTGTTAAGGGAGCCTAGGCCAAGGTTATCTCGGGCCAAGCTGAAGTTGGTCAGCGAGCCGAGGTTGTCGGCCTTGGTCAGGTAGGGCGTGAGAGCCGAGGCCGTCAGGAAGCCCGAGGGGTTTCCGCTTAAGGGATAAAAACCAGCGGTCACCCAAGACTCGGTCGCGTAACCGGCGAGGGATAGGGTTGACCAGTTGGTTGCGTAATCGACACCAGTGGTCGTCTTGGTCAAGAACTGGCCAGCAATGCCGCCGACAGGAACGCCAGGGCCGGGGATGCCCTGAGCTCCAGCGGGTCCGGCAGGTCCTTGGGGCCCGGGCGTCCCGACCTGTCCCGAGATGGTCCCGCCAATCAGGCTGTTGAATGTTCCGTTGATGGTCGCCATGTTATGCTTGAGTGATGGTCTCCTCCACCTTGACGCGGAAGATATTGGAATGTGTCACGGGGGAGCCGGCGAATTGGAAGCGGATGTCCCAGCTGCCTAGGCCGATGGACCAGTTAGAGGTGTCGCCGACGTAGGTCGTGGAGAAGGACAGGCCGTCAACGGCGAGGGCCACGGTCATATCGTACTCGTGGCCGCAGTGATCGCGGAGGGTCGAGGTGATGGTCGTGCCTAGCAGGTTCGCCGGCTCGCCAGCGCCAGGGACCCATGTCCAGGTGCAGGAGAAACTGTCGCCCCTAGAGAAGATGGTGGTGTTGGCCATGGCGTTCTAAATCTGCGGGGGCGGGCATCCCGTCAAAGACCTTTGCTGTGCTGGCCAGCTCAGGCCACTAGTTGACCAGGTTATACCACCAAGCGGACGGGTTCAGCGTATACCCTGGGATAATCCACATGGACTCGAACCAAGCGTAGTTCGACACGTTGTCAAAGTCGTCCGCGGCGGCAGCGTCAAACTCTGAAGGGTCAGGGGCGTTTGAATAACTTAGACCAAGGTTTTCAGTCCAGTTGATACGGAGGTCAATCGGTCCGTATTCATACTGAGTAACCAGCCAAGAGTTGGTGCCCGAGTCCCAATCGATTTGAGCAATCTTCTTGTAGGTGTATCCGATGCGCTGCGGCACGGACGAGCCATCGTCGACGGTGGCTCCGTTGATGTACAGCCTTCGGTAAGAGGTGCTACTATAGGGCGGCGCCTGAATGCGATCAGTCATCACCGTGTCGTCCGTAGGATATACGGAGATGAAAGGCATCTCGGCATCAATCAGACGATCGGCAGCGTGTGTGCCTGCGTTGTCTAACCAGTCAATCATTGAGATGGTCACCAGCCATGAGTTGGAACCTCCCTCGTAATCCCCATTTATGATTTCTACTTTTCCGTCCCCGGCGAACCATTCAAAGCGAGGGCCGTCCGTAGCAGTTCCTGCTGTGCGCGTACCGTTCCGGTAGACGGACCAATCCGTGATGCGGGCCTGCTTTTCAGTCCATGAGAAAAACGTAGGCCCGCCGGCTGAAGAGGGGAACCCGCCGCCAGGGGAGAAGGGGAAGCCAGACTTACTGAAATCGACAACGCCCTTGTATGTCTTGACGAAATAGTCGTCGCCCTCCTTGACCACAATACACTGGAACTGCTGGTACGTCTGGGCGGCCGTTTCCTTGAACGGCTCGGAGATGTCCAGGCTGACGCCGTAGCCGCTGGAGCTGAAGCCGTAGCCGTTGCCGGGTTGGATGCTCATGAAGCGGCGTAGACTTCGGCCGGGTAGCCTTCGCGGTTGAACCGAATCTCGTAGTTAATCTTAACGATCTTAGGAGCCGCGCCGACGGGCACGCAGTAATCCTCGAAGGAGGCCTGCGATAGCAGGATGGTATTGCGGGTCGTTCCCTTCACGCTGGCAGTCCATGTCGTGCCGAGGTGGTCGGGCAGTAGCTTGATTCCGCCGAACGTATTGGCCGAGGATGTCTTGCCCACTGCGTCCCTGATGATGGCCACATTGGCTAGGTTCTTAGTATAGATGACCCCAGAGAAGGACGTGATCGGGGAGAGGTAGTGGGTCTTCCCGTAGTAGTACTGCTTTGCCGCCGTGCTTGAATCCTTGAAGCCTAGGAACCCGCCGGCGTTTGTGGCCGTGCCTTTGAACGTAGCGCCGAAGATGCCGCCGACTCGTTCCTCAAGGTTGATAGTGGAGGTCGAGAAGGTCGTCCCATTGCCGGCGATGGCCGTCGTGAAAGGGGCCGTCGGTCCGAAGAAGTTCGGGTGGGTCGTGATGTGCTCCGAGGTCAGGCCATGTGAGGCGGTCACGTTAGGGGCGGTGTTTTCCCCTACGGCTAGAAGGATACCGACGTACTCGGCGTCGATAGTATCCACGTCCAAAGCCCCGCGGGTAAGCGTAAACTTGTGACAGAAGAAGTCAGAGTAGACAGGATGCACCTGCCCAGTGGTGACGGCCGTCCCGCCGACCGTCTTGTCCACGAGGTAGGTCGCCCGGGCGGTCATCATGCCGTAGCCGTCATTGGTAAATGCGCCTCCTGGCTGGACGAACTTGGCGGTCAGGTCATTGCCTGCTTTGATTAGGGCCATGGTTATTTAGATTTGGTGACGAGAGGGCTGCGGTTTGGAGAGGCGTTGGCCGGGGTGCTAGGCGTGGCGCCTGACGCGGTGACGTCCATGACGCTGGCCGTATAGCCATACTTGGCCGCGAGAATCTGGAGGCAGGTCAGTTGCTGGAGGGCGATGCCCTGCTGTTCTTGGAGGGCCGTCACGATGGGGTTGGCGCCGACGCCGATCACGTTGCCGGAGATGGCTCCCGTGCTTGAGGTCGTGCCCTTGGTATCCGCGGCCTTTTCCTTTTCGGTGCTAGCGCCACCTGCCTTGATGGCGGCGAGCAAGGCCTTAGATTTGTCGGCGCCTCCAGATGCAGCGGCCGTCGTGCCAGTCGGAGTGGTCGAGCCATCAGCTCCCATTGCGACCAGGGCGGCGCCCATCGGGGTCGACGTTATTGCGCCAGTGACAGCGGATGAAGCAGCCCCCGGGGCAAACCTATCTAGGAAATTGAAAAGACCAGTGGCCGCATCTTCGGCGACCTTAGAAGCCCACTTGCTGTAGTTATTGTAAACGTTGAAAAGGTTGGCGGCGAGTTTGACCATGCTTGCGTTCAGCCGGTCCATGCCGTCGTTGTAATCACCCATGGCCTTGAGCGTTTTTGCGTCCACGATCGGGGCGTCGGCGATGTCCTTCTGGAGTTTCTGGAAATCGTTAAGCATCGGCAGGATGTCGTTGCCAATCTTGTCGCCGAAGAGGGCCGTCGTAATGAGCAGCCGTTCCGAGTCATCAGCCCCACCGCCTAGCGCGGCAGAGATAGCTAGGAAGACCGAAGTCGCGTCGCCTGCCTTCAGCTGCTCCATCGTGACGCCGAGGGCCTTGAACATCTCGACCTTCTTCCCCGTGCCGGCGGCTGCCTCGGCCATGTCCACGCGCAGCTGACGGGTCGCCTTAGCCAGGACGGAGACGGACACGCCGGACTGTTGCGCCGCGTAGGCCAACCCCTGGAACTGCTCGGCCGATAGGCCGCTTCGGTCCACCTGATCAGCGACCTCGCCGAGTTGCTTAAAGGTATTGCTAAGGAAACTCAGGGCCTTGTCGAAGAGAACGGTCGCCGCGAACATTCCCGCGAGCTTCTTGCCGATGTCGCTGCCGGCCTTCTTGAACGAGTCGCCCAGGGAGTCGACGGACTTCTTCGCCCGACCCGTCACTTGCTCGACGTCGGACTTCCCCTTCAATTCATATTCAAGTTTCTGTGCCATTGGTCTCGGGGGTCTTTACCTCTGCGGGAGGGGCAACCTTTTCGAGTCGCTCCTGTTCCTCCATGAAGGCCTCCTCCTCGGTCGTCAGAATCTTTGACTCTGAACCGTTGGCCGCAGACCAAGCCGCGTTCATCCAGATGGCCTGACACTCAGGCATTTCCCAAGCCCTCTTCTCGTCGATGCCGTTCTTGATGAGCGCCGCGATCACGCCTAACGGCCAAGGGATGCCGATGTCGTCGGCCGTCCCCTTCTTCTTTTCAGGGGTGTCCCAGAACCTAGGCCAGCAGCCGACCATGCAGTATTCCCCGAAGCGCTCAATCTCGGTTGCGAACTTGCCCGGGTGTTTGTTGAGGTGCTCGACCATGCGGACCTCGGCCGGCTCCAGGTCGCCAAGCGGCTCCTCGGCGCATATCTTGACCGCGGCTAATAGGTCCAGGGCGGTCGGCTCCGTCTTGCCCGTAAGCAGCGGAGACTCGATGGCCATAAGCCGCACGCGGTACTTGAGGCAAAACGGATAAACGGAACGACCAAGGATTTGCACCTTGGCCGCCGGGTCTGTCCAGGCGCGTAGGAATCTTCCGTCCACGCCTTGAGTCTACCCCTCTCGGGGCGGTGTCAATTACGCGTAGGTGATACCTTCGTAATCGACGGCTTCGACGGAGACGCTGCAGAAACCTTTGTTCTGCGACTTCTCGTCGACCTTGGTCACGATTCCCACGAAGCTCGCCGAAGCGGTGCCAGCAGGATAGGCCGAAAGGGTGTTGGTCGTGAAGGTGAGGGTCGCGCCAAGGGTAGGGACGGTCGAGGTCTTCACGATGCCGTCGATGCTCAGGGTCGTCTTGCGATCGTCGAGCCGATGGGTGACGGTGATGCCGGCCTCGTTCTGCACAGTGTCTTCGTTGTTGAAGCCAGAGGAGACAGAGAAGGACTGGACGAATAGATTCGCCACGGTCCCAGTGCCGATGCCGTAAATGCAGGAAGTGCCGTTGAGGATAGCAGCCATAGTCTTTGAAACTGCGGGAACGGGCAACCCTTAGGGGGTCGGGTTCACGACCACCGGGACGGTGTAGCTGAGGACGGTCGCCCAGGAGCGCTCGTCCCGGCCTTCGTCTTCGGAGTCGGGGATGACGTCATAGCATATGGCAGAGCCATCGGTAACGAATGCGGCCTTGATTCCAGAGACGTTGGACATTGACCCGGCGATGGCAGCGCATCGGTCGCGGTGCTGGGTCAGGGTGTTGTCGTCGGCGTTGGAGAAGATCGTGACGCGGACCGAGCAGTAGTAGTTG